GAGGCCCGCGGGGCTCCGTCCGAGGAGCACCGCGACCGGCATTCCGGCCGCGCCCGCGACGCGGAGAGAGTAGCGGTCGAGGAGCTCCGGGAAGCCCGACAGAGCTCCGACCTCCGTGCGCTCGAAAGACTCGCCGTCCGCGTCCAGGAGGATGCTCCGCGCGACGGAGCGCGAGAGGTCCATCGCCTCGAGCCGCGCGCGGAGGAGGCCCTGCGGGTCGCTCCCGAGGAGGGCCATGAGGTCGCGCATTTTGAAAACCGAAACGGAGCTCTGCGAGAGGAGCTCCGTGACGCTTGCGTGCGCCCCATTCCATTCCTGCAACACGTCATACAGGTTTTGAAGGACGCTCTCACCCCACCCGTCCAGTTGCGCGCGGCGCGTGCGCGTGGTGGTGAGGCCCTCGAAGCGCACCACGCGCGTCCAGTGGACCAGGCTGTTATCGCTCCCGCCTCCGCTGGACGTGCGCTGGAGGCGATAGACAATCGGCTCTCCGAAGCGCGCGCTCGTGGGGCTCGTGTCCCACGCGTGAGGCACGAGCTCGAGCGCGGTCACGGAGGCGATCCAACGCACCGCGCGGAGCGAGGTCACGTCCAGTTCCTCCTCCGGCCGACGCCCATCGTCGCATCCGAGGAGGAGGGCCCCGCCGCCGTGCACGCGAGACCAGGTCCAGGCCTCGCGCGCGCGCCGCGCGAGGAGGAGGTCGTCCAGTGCTCCCTGGAGTGCCGTCTCCGCGGTCTCGTCTCCCACGCGCACGCGAAAGCCCGGCCTCATCCCGGCCGCGGGCAGAGCATCCGCGATGCGACGCGCGAAGGCGTCCTCGTGGTAGAGAAACTCCAGCGCGGCGCGCCCTTGCCTCTCACTCCCCTGAAAGGCGAAGCGCGAGCGGTGGCGGGTCTGCCCGGCGACTGCGCCGACGCCGGTGAAAGCGTTGGCCCATCCGTCGACACGCGCCACCGCGCGGCGGAGGAGGGCTCCGAAGGTGGAGGAGGAGGTGTCGGAATCGTTGCTCACGGGCGGTCTTTCTGCGGCCCGAAGGCCGCGCGGAGGCGGGAAACGAAGCTCCCCGCGCGATGATTGAGTGCTTGCGTCGCGGCGTCAACGTCATCGTCGTGTCGAGCGCGTGGGAAGCCGATTAGCGAGGCCTCGAAGCTCCCCTCCGCGGCATCGCGCGAGAGGTCGACCACGCCGCCGCGGAGCCACGGAGCGCCCCGACGGCCGTCGGGGTATTGGGCCCGCTCCGGGTGCGGGAGGAGGACGTTTCCCGACGCGAAGAGGGGAGCGACGGCGTGCGCCCGGCTTTCTTTTCCTCCCTGCGGCTCGACGGGCGTGAGCCCCGAGAGACGGCCGGTCAAGGCATCGATGATCGCCGGGCCGTTGGCCTTCGCCTCAATGAGCTTCGTGACGGCCCGCGGCCATCGCGCGCTCATGGCTTCGATTGCGGCGCACGTCTCCGTGAAGCTCATCCGGCGGGTGTCGCGATCCACAAGCCAGTGGTCGGGGCCCGCGTGACACCACACCTGAATCGAAACGAAGTCCGATCCGTCACCGCCCTTGAAAGCCGCGTCGACGGAGAGCGTCCAGGAGGCCTCGCGCGGGAGCTCCACCCAGAAGCGGCGAAGCCACTCCGCGCGAAAGATGCCTCCGCCCGCGGGCGCGGGGCGCTGTTGGAGCTGCGCCGCGGTGCCGAAGGGGCCCAGACTCGACTCGAGCCGGGCGACCACATCCTCCGGGTATCGCCCGGGCACGAGGAGCTCTCCCTCCTCCGTGCGCGGGTCGCGGGCGTAGCGCCGCGGGTGGTGGCGCTCGAAGCGCATCGGCAGACACAGCACGGTCGCGCCCGCGCGCTCCATCTCCGCCGCAAGGTCGCGTTCGTGGAGCCGCTGCATCACGAGCACACGCGCCGAGCGACTCTGATCGCGGAACCGGGTTGCCATTGTCTCGTGATGCCACCGCAGCACGGCCTCCAGCTCGAGGCCGGAGGCCATCGCCGCGCCCTGCGGGTCAATCGGGTCATCGACCACGTGCGAGTCCGCGTGCATCCCGAGCACGGCCCCGCGGACCGTGACGGAATAGCGCCACCCGCCAGAATTGAGCGCGTAGAAATCCACCGCTTTCGACGCACTGGCACCGCGAGGAATCGCGACCTCCGGCCACCGCGCGGCCCACCAGGGCGAATCGATCAACGCGCGCGTGCGCCGCGCATTGTGGAGGATGACCCGCTCATTGAATGAGGCCGTGATCAAGCGGTGCGTCGGGTCCAGCGTCCAAAGCCACGCGGGCCAAAGAACGGACGCGAGGAGCGTTTTCGACGTGCCCGGCGGGACGTTGATCACGAGGTCGCGCATCTCGCGTCGCGCGACGGCCTCGAGATGCTCGCACACCGCGTCCAGGTGCCATCCCCACGAGAGGGGCGCGGACTCCACGAGCGGCCACGCGCGACGCACGAACTCTGCGAAGCCGCCGCGGCGCACGCGCTCCACGTCGACCGCGGCGCGGACTCGCTCTGGCGCGACGGGGGCGCTCATGCGAGGGCCTCCAGGTCTGCCAGCGCGCGGGCGAGGGCCTCCGCGGCCGCGCGGACTCGCCGCACCCGCGCCGAGTCTCCCTCCGCCGCGCGCTCGAGGGCGCGGGACACCCGAGTCGTCGCGCGGCGCGCGTCCGCGGCCAGGTCCGCCACCGTCCGCGCCGTCCGCGCGCGGGTGATCCCGGCCGCGGTGAGGCGGACGGTGCCGGTGCCGAAGCCCGTGCGCTCCAAACAGCCCGCGGTCACGAGGGCCGACACGCGGGCGGAGATGACGTGCCGCTCCGGCGCGCGATTGTGCCGCGCGAGGAGCTCCGCGACCTCCTCGAGCGCGTGGGGCCCGGTGCTCCCCTCGCGCCGCGCGAGAAACCACACGCCGAGGAGCACGGCCTCTCGCTCCGACGCCACGCCGAGGAGCTCTGCCTCCTCCTCGCGCGAGGCGCGTCCCGGGATCGATCCGCGCCGACGCGGCCGGAGCTCCGATCGCACCGGCGGGATCGATCGCAGGGGAGCGGCCGCGGGCCGCACGGGCTCCTCCGCCGGAGGAGGAGGAGGAGGAGGAGGAGGGATGCGCACCGGCGGCGGGCGCGGAGGCGGAGGAGGCGGAGGAGGGCCCGGCGGCGCGATCCGGCGCGCCAGTCCGAGGAGTCCCGCTCCGGGGCGAGGGATCGTGACGGTCACTGGCCACCTCCGACCCGCGAGAGGAGGCCCTCGAGGGAGTCCAGCTCCGCCGTGGAGAGGCCGGAGAGGTCGAGCGGGGAGGGCGCGGTCTGCATGACCTCCGCGCGCGGGACTCCGACCCGGTCGAGGAGGGTGCGGGCGGCGGCGGAGGACACGGCCGGGTCCGAGTCCTCGAGTTGGGCCACGAGCACGGCCGCGGCCCGCTCCGCTGCGGCACGGAGGGTCTCCCGTGCGGCGGCGACGGCGTCCCGGTGCTCCGCCGCGCGCGCGGCCCGCTCCGCTGCCACGGCCTCCACGGCCGTGTGATTGATCCATCGGGAGACTGTCTCCCGGGCGACTCCGAGACGGCGTGCGATATGGGTAACGCTCATGCCTTCCGAGTGGAGACGCGCGGCCTCCATCCGACCGCCCTCTCCGGCGCGCGGCTCGTGATTTGTCGTGACATTCCGTGATGTCACACTCCCGGTCGCGGGCGTTGGCTTTCGGCCGTTTCCCGCGTGTTTCCGAGGGGTTGCGGTGTGATCACGCGCGGTCACGGTCCACCTCCTCCGCGGCGGCATCCGGCGGGGCCACCTCCGGCGCGGCGGCGCGGGCGCGGGCCTCCCATTCCAGCGCGGCCTCCGCCCACGCCCATCCGTCCGAGGAGCGGAGGCGGGCGGCGCGCCACTCTGCGGCGAGGTCTGCCTCGAGGCGGACGCGGGTCGCGAGGTGGAGGTGGTCCGACTGGAGGCGGGCCAGGGAATCGCGAAGGCTGTCGACCTCCGCGCGGAGGGCCGCGAGCTGGACTTCAAGCGTGGAGAGGCGATACGTCACTGGAGGTCTCCGGGAGGGAGGGAGTCAGCCGTCACGTCGCACCGTCCTCGAGGGGCCCGACGGGGCGGGCGAGGGAGCGGGAGGAGGAGGCGCGAGGAGCGCCGCGAGGAGCCGCTCCCGAGCATCGGGCGTGAGGGCGCGGGCGAAGGCCGCGACGTGGTCCGCGGGAGGAGCTGGAGCGGGCCCGGGCCGCGCTGGCGGGAGGAGCTCTCCCGAGTCGAGCTTCTTCCGACACGTCCAACACGCGCCGCGGCGCGCGGCGGGCAACGCGCCGCAGAAGACGCAGAGTTGCGGGCTCACGGTTTATGTCCTCCGATCCGGATGGTGACCCCGAAGTGGCCTCGCGATTGGCGCACGGTCCACCGCACGAGGTCAACGGCTCCATCGTCGACCTCTAGCCATGCCGCGACGGCGTCCCGCACTCCCTTGGCGGAGGCGGTGGCGTTGTCATCGTCCAGCGTGCGCGGGCCGACGCGCACGATTTCGACGTGCCATGGCGGGCGCGGAGGGATCGGGCACCCCTCGAGCGCCGCGAGCGCACGGGCGACGACCTCGCGCTCCTTCGCGCGCATGACAGCCGCGGCGAGGCGGTGGAAGCGAGCGTTGGGAGAGAGGAGGAGGGCGAGGCCCGGCAGGTCGACCACGATCGCTCCGCCGTCCCATCGGGCGGTCCCGGCCGCGGTCGGGCTCCTCGAGGCCCGCGCGCGCGGGCCCGCCGGAGCGCGGAGGGCCGCGGCGGCGCGAGGGTCTGTCTGCCTCGCGGCGAGGGCCTCGCGCTGGCGCGCGGTGAGGCCGCGGAGGGCGTCTGTCACGCGGACCATGCGTCCTCCGCGATGTCGAATCCGCCCATCCCTCCAGCGTCGGAGAAGCGCGCGGCGTCCGCGATCCACCCGAGCGGGAGCTCCTGCGGCGCGAGACCGTTGCGCTGCTTTTCAACGAGGAGCACGGGGCGCGCGCGGTCTCCCTCCTCCCGGTGGAGGAGGAGGATCACGTCCGCGTCCTGTTCGATCGCGCCGGACTCGCGGAGGTCCGCCATCGTCGGGCGACGCTCCTTTTCCGCGGCCTTGCGATTGAGCTGCGAGAGGGCCAACACCGGCGCGCGGAGCTCTCCCGCAAGGGCCTGGAGCGCGCGGGAGACCTCCGCGACCTCGCGCTCTCTCGAGTCCGATCGGGTCTCCGGCCGGAGGAGCTGGAGGTAGTCGACCACCACGAGGCAGACCTTGCCATGCTGCGCCGCGGCGCGGAGGGCGAGGCCGCGGACAGCGGAAGGACGGAGGTCGCGGCGGTCGACCACGAGGAGCGGGAGTCTCGCGACGGCGCCGAGGGCGCGCCCATAGCGATGCACCTCCGCGTCGCGGAGGGCCCGATCGCGCACGCGCTGGAGGGAGAGCGGAGGCGCGGACCCGTCGCTTCCGAGGAGCACGCCCGCGCGGGCCGCGAGGTCTCTACGAGGCATCTCGAGGGAGAGATACAGCACGCATCCGCCGGTGTCGGCACACCGGCGAGCGGCCTCGAGGGCGAGGAGGAGGGCGAGGGCGGATTTGCCCACGGACGGCCGCGCGCCGAGCACCACGAGCTGGCCCGGCCATAGACCTCCCGCGAGGGCCCGGTCCAGGTCTCGGAGGCCCGTCCCGACCACGTCCGAGGGCGCGTCTCCGAAAAGCCTGGCCTCCTCCTCCTCCACGGCGGATGCCAGCGACTCCAGCTCCGTGGTAGAGTCCTCCGCGGCCGCGTCGACCACAGCCCGCGCGAGGCCCGCGAGATCATCCTCTCCCGGCGTCCGCGCCCGCGCGGCGCACCGGGTCGCGGCCGCGATCACGGCCCGCGCCCGCGCGTCCCGGCGCACGATCGCCGCCCATGCCTCCGCCGCGGAGAGCGACACCACGTCATCCGTGAGCTCTCCGAGGGCCTGCGGCCCGCCGACGGTGTTGAGTCGCCCGCGCGATCGGAGCTCCGCCGCGAGGGTGACCACGTCCAGCGGGCCCCGCGCGAGGACGGCCGCGGCCGCGCTGAAAATCTCCGCCCGTACCGGGTCTCCGAAGTGTCCCGGCCGGAGGTCCGCCGCGAGGCGGTGCGCGAGGCCTCCGGCTCCGCCTCCGTCTAGGAGGAGGGCCGCGAGGACTCCCCTCTCCGCCGCGGCATCGCAGGGCCCCGCGGCCGTCTCGTGCTCGTGCTCGTGGTCTCCCATCGCTCTCACCTCTCCGCGGCCCTCTCCGCCGCTCTCCGTGCTCGTGCCGCGGCCAGCGCGGCCTCCGACTCCTCGCGACTCACCGGCGCGTTCGCCAGCGCCGCGCGCCGCGGCTCCGCCGAAACGGCCGAACTCTCGCGCCAGCGCGTCACGCCGTCAACTAACATCCGCGCTCGACAGTCGCGGCCCAGAAAGAATCCCACCGTGAGCGAGCGCCGCCCCTTCGCGGGCTCGGACTGCGGCCACAGACGCGCCGCGCCGTCTCCCGCGAGGGCGCGGCCGAAGGCCTCGAGCTCCGCGCCGACGATCCCCAGGTCCGCCAGCGCGGTCGCGAGGGCCACCTGGTCCGCCGCCGCCGCGAAGGGCGAGACCCGGCCGCCGGAGGCGCGCGCAAGCACCTCGAGGGGGTTGTCCCGAAGCGTCCCGCGTCCCGCCGAAGCGTCCCGGGACGCGTTCCGTCCCGTCCCGTCCCGAAGCGTCCCGCGTCCCGCGTCCCGTCTCGAAGCGTCCCGCGTCCCGTCCCGCGTCCCGTCCCGAAGCGTCCCGCGTCCCGTCCCGCGTCCCGCTCCCTCGCGCGCGCC